GGGCATGAAGGAGTTCAGAATGTGGGCGGACCCGGAAGAAATCAAACGTCTTGAAGAGATGCGAGGCGCCATCGTTTTACAACGGCGCCTGGATGGCAGCATTAAGTACAAAGGAGAGGGATGATGAGTGACCATTACCGCGAGCTGTATCATCAAGGTATGTTAGAACGAAAAGAATTACTTGCCACCATCAAGCAACTGGAGCAGAACAAGGCTGAGTGGATTAGCGTAGATGATCAGTTACCAGATAACAGCCTAGCGTCCGTAATATATTACCAAGACGGTGAAGTTGGGGTATGCGATTTCCCCCATGGTTGGCATGGAATGATAGAACACGGCATAACCCACTGGATGCCCCTGCCAGAACCGCCAAGCACAAAGGAGAGGGATAATGGATAAGAAATGGAAGCACATATCTTGGGAGCAGTGTGATGAATGCGGCGATGCTGTAGAGGTGTTTACAGATAGCACTGAGGCAGACCTTGTTTACGATGGCGAAGATGTGCGTTGCGTTGGCTGTTCCTTGAAGGGCGGGACGACTGTAGACGAAGATGGCAGGGCGTGGGTTTCTTGGGAGGAGAGGGACGATGGATAAGAAGACGTGGTACTTGTTGCAGGGAGCGGCACTAGCGTGCTGGCCCTGTATTATCTTAGGGTTTATCTGCGGGCTATGGCTCGCCAATCTATAAAGGAAATGACTATGAAAATTAAATCAATGGCAGGAAAAGCTATACGCAAATTACGTACAGTGATTGGAATCAACCCGGTTACTGATGCGCCGGAGACTTTCCGGTATGACCCGAACGTCTACCCGAAGGGTGTTAAGCTGCACAATACGAAGGGTTTCAGACGGACCTCCCCGAGCAGGATGAACGGCGGGTTCCCCTGGTGGATGCAGCAGATACCAAAAACTCAGCGCCAGGAAGAAGCTGACGATAAGCGTGCAAATAGAGGGTTGCCCCGATTGAATAAGGTAGGTTTGTAGCGGGCTACTCGTCGTCCAGGTGATCGTGGATCTTCTCGACTTGATCCTGAAGAACCTCGACATCTCTGCCCAGCGCGTCAAGGGTCCACTGTCTTTCGATAAAGGTGGCGGTCATGGTGCGCTGGGCATCTTCAATACCGCCCATCGACGTCTCCACTTTTCCCATCCCAGACTTAACAGAGTTCATCTCTGTGGTAAGAACGGCAGCACTGACCTGGTTCACCCGGATCTGACGTAGCTCCCAGCCAGCGTACATGCCTATGACGCAGGCGAAAGCAAAGACTCCCGCAAGGAAAGAGCTTCGTGATTCGAGAGCCTGCAGCCGTTCAAACACGTGCTTCTTCTCCTCCTCAGATGAGAATCCGATCATTTAAAACTCCTGGGCGGGGCCATAACTGGCGCGGGGTGTTATTCATAGGGTACAATTATCGCACGTGACAACCTGGGTAGCAAATATATCCCCACCTGGCACATGTGTGGCCAGCAAGCCTGGCTCCCAGGGGTTCCTTCCCCAACGGTAATGTGCAAGCCAGAGTTAGTAGCCGCTTACGCGGTGAGGTTTCTCCATGGGTCGGTAGCCCCGCCGACGGCGGTAGAGGGGCATTAATTTCCTGCTTTATCTTCCAGGTTACTAAGTTCAAACAGCATGTCATCGTGCATTTTCGACAGCCGTACACAGTCTTCCATAGATTTTTTGGTGCTCTCGATATCCGTCTTCAGAAGAGAGTCGAATGCTTCCGTCCCGGCCACCCGGCCAACAGCCATCTCCAGGTGATCCAACTCAACCTGCCTATTCCGCATGACATTGAGGGCTTGGCTCTTGGCCTGCTCTATCTGGCTTCTCATGTAATCCACAATGTCTCCGATGTGATGACCTTGCTTGATCAGGCCCACCGTGTCCCGCATCAACCGCTCCACGTTTGCGCGGGCAACTTTTTTATCCTGGCCTGGGGGTTGCCCAGTCTGGTTGTAGTGCTCCCTGGAATCATCATCCACGAGGACGTTGTATGCCTCGCTTATCTCGTCCAGGTTCGGCACCTGCTTTGGGTTCTCTTGATGTAGCTCATATAAAGCACGGTACCTGGTCTTGATCTCTCTTCTGGAGGCCCCGCGAGGGACCCCCAATATGTGGTACAGGTCATGGATCATACCCGGACTCCCATTTTATTGATGTACTCCGCAAGCTTAGTGACGGCACCTCGAAGATGTCGGAGTTCCCCATTGTTATTCAAGTGGTACCCGATAAGCTCGAACGGGATTCCGGCCTCACTTGAATGCGCCTCAACAGGAGCAAGACCTGGTCGGGATATATTCACAACCAGTCCACCGTGGTCAAGTACCCACCGAGCCTCATTTTCAAAGCGCACATCCGTGACTATCATGGCGCGAGAGCAGGCCAACCTCTTCCGCTCCTGGTATTCTTTCTCTGCCAAACTTATCCATAGGTTTTTATTGAGAGCGCGGCCCCACTCGGTACCCAGGGTCTGCATTGCTCTTCGAGGAGAGAAATCAAACCCAGGGATTGGCGCCTCCTTCTCTTCTCGGGTCAAGGACTCCGGGTCTACCCCAAAGATGGATTCGTACGCATCCTTTATAGGTTTTGCGAAAGCGTAGCAGCTCCCTTCAATCTGGGGGCGTACCCAGCGAGCTATCGTATCCTTCCCGCACCCTGCTTGCCCTGCTAATCCAATTAATTTCATGGTTTCTCCAATTAATAGTTGACGAGGCCGTCATTATGAGTGTATGATCCGTTCCCGTCAAGCAATTAAATTTAAAAAAGTCTCAGGAGGACACCATGAAAATAGATATTAACTTTAGTATTACTGACCCCGAAGAATTTGGAATGGTCGGTGAGATGTTCCAGGTTCTGAGTAAGGCGGGCGTGTGCCTCGGGGATACGCCAAGCACTACTCAGTTAGTCGAAGGACCAGTGCCCACACCGCCCGAACCCGAACCCGAAGCCGAGGAAGAGGACGTCGCCCAGGACACTGTGCAGGCGGACCTCGACATTCCTCCTCCTGCACCTGACGTGCCAGAGCCTGTTCCTACAATGGACAGTGAAGGGATGATGCATAACCCTGGCATCCACAGTTCCAACATGAAGTTCTACGCCGATGGCCACAAGTTTGCCGGACGTTTCCAGAAGAAGCGTGGCGTGTCTGATGAGACGTATATGACTGCGTACATCAACCTCAAGAATTCAGCACCCCAGGAGTCGGCCCCTACCGACGCGCCGGTAGAGAACTTAGCTCCTTCAAGTGAATCTCCTGCACCTGTTGGAGTGCCTACCCCTGGTGGTGCTGATCCGGATGATGCTGTAGAAGCTCCGACACCTGCCGCCCCGAGTGTTACTCCTGGTCCCGCAGCGCCAGCAGTAGCGGGCATGCAGGTCGTCGATTTCAGTAGCCTGTTGCAGTATGTCACCCAGGTCACCTCTACTCAGCAGATTGCCCCGGAGCAAGTGACTGCGATCCTGCAGGCAAATGGAGTATCCATGCTGCCGGACCTGGCCAATAAACCAGAGTTGATCCCGGCCATTTACCAGGATCTTCAGAATGCCATCGGTTCGGGTCAAGCGTAATGGATCATTCATTCATATCACCATCCAGCTCTTTCCAGTGGGTGGAGTGCCCGGGTGCCCCCACCCTACAGCAGCAGTTCCCTGAGGACGAAGATACTCAGGCAGCACGGGATGGCCGTGCTGCACACTGGCTGGCTGAACAGGCGCTCACCACTCACTGGGAATCTGACGAGGACTACCCGACTATCCCGGATGCCAAGCAAGATGATGCCGGTACGTCGATAGACCAGAGCATGCGCGACGCCGCAGCAATGTATGTGAACGACATTGCATACGCCGTACGCAACAGCCCGGAGAACTACAGCCTGGAAGTTGAGTGGCGGCTGGATGCCATCCGTCGTATCAACGACACCTGCTTCGGTACGTTGGACGCCTGCATGATCACAGCTAGTAAGTTGATCTTGTGGGATTTCAAGTACGGGTACGCGGAGGTCAGTCCTGTTTGGAACTGGCAGATGCTTTGCTACCTGGCCGGAGTTCTTGAGGCCCTTGATATCAACGGGCACCAGGACCAGACCCTGCAGGTCGAGTTCCGTATTGTTCAACCGCGCTGCTTCACTGGCGCCGGACCCATTCGATCCTTCGCATTCACTGCGAGTGACGCCCGGGCGAGGTTCAACCAGTTACGCAGCTCTGCTGAACGAGCACTAAGTGGGGACCCCACCGTTATACCTGGCTCCCATTGCAAGAACTGTTCAGCCCGTCATGGATGTCCTGGCCTGAGGAAGGAAACTTACTTTGCGGCAGACTACGTGACTGAAGCAATCCCCGAGCGGTTATCCGCAGAAGGGTTGGCCTTTGAACTGGCGCTATTAAACCGCTGCTTCAAGGCCATGAAGAGTAGGAAGGAAGCTATCGAAACCGAGGCTGCGTCCAGGATCGGCTCCGGGGAATTCATCCCGGGGTATGTGACTGAAGCCGCTGTAGGAAATCGGAAGTGGAAGAAATCCCTGGAAGAAGTTCTGGGTTACGGGGCGATGCTTGGAGTTAACCTGCTGGAAGATCCGGCTCCGGTTACTCCTGCTGAAGCTGCCCGTCGCCTGAAGCCGAAGGGAGTTACGCAAGAGATGTTGGATAGTTTCGTCGAACGGCCTTCGCTGCCGCCGAAGCTGAAGCCATCTAAAGAATCACACGCACCTTTAATTTTCAACAAGTAGGAGGGCACCATGTCCACACAACTGATATCGCCAGTAGGGCGACTCGTCCAGGGGAGCGTCCATCAAGGACGTAACACCGACATCAACGGTAATCCCCTGGTGTTTAAGTCCGGCGCTCGTGTCGGGCAGCCACGTGAAGAATTCTTCTTTGCATTGGCTATTGAAAAGACCAACCCGGAGGTCGAACAGTTCCGGCAACAACTGGCTAACATAGCCTACGCGGAGTTCCCCAACGGGGAGCCCCAGTCCCCAGCCTTTAGCTGGAAGTACGTGGACGGTGATGGTGTGGATGGCAATGGCCAACCCAACAGCGCCAAAGAAGGCTTCGCAGGTTGCTGGGTCTTCAAGTTCAAGGGTAGCAATGCCCCGACTTGCTGGGACCAGAACGCTGACCAGATGGACCCGTCCCAGGTATACACCGGGTGCTTTGTCCGTGTGTACTGCAGTGCTGAAGGTAACAAGGGTGGTGCCGGCGCCGGCTCAAGGCCTGGCATCTATCTGAACCACAGTATGGTTCAACTGATGGGTTACGGTGCTGAAATTCAGACCGGTCCCGACGGTGCTGCAGTGTTCGGTCAGGCCGCAGCGCCTGCCCACGTACCGCAGGGCATGTCTCAGACTCCGCAGAGAGTCAGTGCCCCCGTCGCCCAGCAGGCTGCACCTCAGGCCCAGTACGGTGCGCCACAGGGCACCCCTGCACCTATGGGTGGCCCGGCCCCAGCGACTCCTGGCGCCCCTGCAGGAGCTCCTGGTCCTGCCCCGGCTCAAGGCCCTGGTCCTGCCCCTCAGGCTCAGTACGCCCCGCCACAGGGCGCACCTGCTGCAGCACCCCCGCCGCAGTACGCACAGCCGCCAGCAGTAGCAGGCGCCCCTCAGGGCGTGCCCGCAGCAGCACCTCAGGCCATGCCTGCAGCAGCGCCTGGTCCTCAGGCCCAGAGTGTAGCCAACGGCTACCCTGGCGCAGCAGATACCATCCCTTACTAAGATGGATCTAATGGGGAACAAGATACCGGCAGGCCGTGGTTTTTCCACGGTTATGCCGGACCTCGACTTCGAGACGTACTCCGAAGCAGGATGTGTATGGCGTGAGGGAACCCAGAAGTGGGTAGCCCCTAAAGGGTCCGCCAAGAAAAGCATCTTTGCTGTAGGTGCCGCCGTCTACGCAGAGCATCCTTCGACTGAAGTGCTCTGTTTATTTTATGACCTGAAGGATGGAGTTGGACCAGAACTGTGGACTCCCCACCACAGTGATCCTCCTTTCAGGTTGCTCGAGCATGTTGGGAAGGGATTACCCCTTGAGGCCTGGAACAGCATGTTCGAGTTTTTAATTTGGAGCCACGTGTGTACAAGACTGTACGGGTGGCCAGCAATACCCCGCGAGCAGATCTTCTGTGCCGCAGCTAAATCAAGAAGGTTTGGACTGCCGGGCAAACTAGAGATCGCCGCGAATGTAGTGGGTAAAGAATTGAAGCACGCCGCTGACGGCAAGCGCATGCTGAACCGGTATTCAATTCCACGTAACCCCACAAAGAATGACCTGCGCCTCCGCATCGATCCATGGGAAGACGGCCTGGAAGGCATTGGACTATACAGCTACTGCCGACAAGACATTGTGTCCGAGGCTTCAGTGTCTTCAGTATGCCCAGACCTGGACGACAAAGAGTTGGCGATCTGGCGGCTGGACCAAAGGATAAATCTCCGTGGCGTACCTGTAGACATGCCAGCCGTTGTATCGGCGGTGAAGGTACTGGACTACATGGAGATTAAATACAACGCCGAGATGGCAAGGCTCACCAACGGTGACGCCAACACCTGCTCGGAAGTAGCAGCTATCCAGAACAATCTGTGGATGAACTACGGCCTGCGCATGCACTCCCTGGATGACGAGGCCGTGACTACGGCGCTGAAAGGGGAGCTGCATCCTACGGCCCGACGCATCCTGCTGATCCGAAAGAAGATGGCATCGGCAGGGGCCAAGAAACTCAGAGCTATGCAGAGGCTGGCATCCTATGACAACCGTGTCCGGGACCAGTATATCTATCACGGTCCGCACACTGGACGGTGGAGTTCCGGCGGACTGCAACTGCACAACATGAAAAGCTCGGGGCCAGACTTACATCTGTGCCCTAGCTGCCAGGTCTATTATGGACCAGGTGACTTTGATTGCTGCACGTCATGCGGCACGGTTGCTACTGCAGAGAAGGCGGAGTCCTGGAGTATTGAGTCAATGACCTCCGTGATAAACACACTGCATAACTACCCGGAGGAACCTGCCAATGTCGAAACAATTCTCGGTGACCAAACGCTGGATGCCTTGGCAGGCTCAATTCGTGGACTCATCTGCGCCCCCGCCGGAAAAGATTTCCTTTGCTCTGATTACTCGGCAATCGAGGCGGTGGTGCTCGCTGCTCTTGCGGGAGAAGAATGGCGGCTCGAAGTGTTTCGTACTCACGGTAAAATCTATGAACAAACTGCTGCCGACATTACTGGGAAAACACTACAGTATTACATCGACTACTACTCCCAAAACGGCGGGCACCATTCTGATCGGAAACCTTTCGGTAAGATTCCTGAACTTGCCTCCGGATATGCAGGATGGATCGGAGCTTGGAAAGCTTTTGGAGCCGATGAGTTTTTCGATGACGACGCGATCAAGGACAAGATAAAAGCCTGGAGGGCCAAGTCTCCCATGATTGTGGAATTGTGGGGAGGTCAGTGGCGCAAGCACCCAGACCGCTGGGAGTTTAGTGCTGAACTGTATGGCCTGGAAGGCATGGCCATCTCCGCCGTACTCAATCCTGGCCACACGTACAGGTACCGATTGATATCCTACCTGTACGAGAACGACATCCTCTACGCACAACTGCCGTCGGGTCGATTGATGCACTACCATCAGCCCCGCCTCGCCGAGGTACAGGACCGCTTCAGTAAGAACATGAAGTGGGACCTTAGCTACATGACCTACAACACCAACCCAATGAAGGGCAAGATAGGTTGGGTGCGAGTCCACACATACGGCGGGATGCTGACAGAGAACGTGACCCAGGCCGTGGCCCGAGACATCTTCGCGCACGGCATGCTCAACGTCGAAGCTGCAGGGTACCCCCTTATGCTCCACACCCACGATGAGATGATGTCGGAAGTGGACGAGGGTTTTGGATCAGTAGAAGAATATGAAAGACTAATGTGTGACCTTCCGGCCTGGTGCAATGATTGGCCTATCCGAGCTGAAGGTGGCTGGCGCGGCAAGAGATACAGGAAATAATAACCGATGCAAGATAGACCTTACCAACATCAAATGAAGCAGGACATCTACGCCGCATGGGATCGCGGGAATAACGTAGTGGGTGGGATACTTCCGACAGGCGGGGGCAAGACTCACATCTTTAGTGGCATATTGAAAGACCACGCTGCTGTCCCCACATGCGCCATCGCCCACCGTAAAGAACTGGTCGGTCAGATCTCAATGGCCTTGGCCAGCCAGGGTGTTCGCCACAATATAATTGGGCCAACGGAGCTCGTGCGATATGCAGTCAACAATCAAATGTCCCGACTGGGAACCAGCTTTTATTCTAGCAGTGCCAACTGCACCGTCGTTGCCGTTAAGACCCTTCTATCACGCGCTAAAGAATATGAGGGCTGGGCCAGGAACATCCGACTTTGGGTCCTTGATGAAACCCATCACCTTCTCCAGGAAAACGAATGGGGGAAAGCGATCAAGTTATTTACCGACGCACGAGGGCTGGGTGTCACCGCCACTATGTGCCGTGCTGATGGCAAAGGACTTGGTTCTATGGCGGAAGGCCTCATCGACACTCTTGTCGAAGGCCCCACCATGCGGGACCTCATCAACGATGGGTACCTCTGCGACTACAGGATCTTCTGCCCCGAGTCCGATCTCCGAATGGACCCTGCGGACGTTGGCGGCACAGGCGATTACACCAGCCAGAAGCTCAAGACTGCAGCTAAGAAGTCACACATCGTGGGGGATACGGTTACCGCGTACCTCAATCATGTTCCAGGTAAGCGGACTGTAGTGTTTGCCACTGATGTGGAGACCGCCACCGACATTGCTATGAAGTTCAAAAGCTCTGGAGTCAAGGCGGAAGTAGTAACAGGTATGACCAACGCGGGCCTACGTGATGAGATCACATCCAAGTTCGAGCGCGGGGAGATCGATGTCCTTGTAAATGTGGACTTGTTCGGTGAGGGGTACGACGTCCCTGCTATCGAATGTGTGATGATGGCGAGGCCTACGGAATCATACGGTCTGTACTGCCAGATGTTTGGCCGGGCGCTGCGTATCCTTGATGGGAAGACTCACGGGATTATCCTGGACCAGGTAGGCAACGTACGCCGGCATGGTTTACCTGACGCACCACGCGCCTGGGATCTGATGGGCCGGGAGAAGAAACCGAGAACCGTTAATCCAGATGACATGGTGCCGCAAACAATTTGTACAGGCTGCACTCAGCCGTACCCTAAATTTAACCTGGCATGCCCATGGTGCGGAGCAGAGTTCGAGCCAGCAGGCCGGGGGTCACTGGAAGAAGTGGACGGAGATCTCCACGAACTTGATCCAGAAGTACTGGCCAAACTCCGGCAGGAAGTACAGAAGGCAATGGAGTCCCCAGAGGATTTGAAGACCAGGCTACTGGCAGCAGGACACCCCGCACGAATCGCTCAGGGTGGGTATAACAAGCGCAAGGAAAAGGTCGAGCGGATAGAAACCCTGGACGCCGTCATCGCCCACTGGGCACAACGGGAGCTCGACAAAGGGGTAAGCCGCCGCGAGGCAATCAAGAAATTTTATTTGATGTTCGGGGTTGACGTGCTTTCGGCCAAGACCCTGGACACCAAGCACATGAACAAACTTAAACACACAATCTGCGAAGCTATGGGAGGTCCCCGGTGGACAAAGGATTTTATTTAATTGCGTATTGGCAGGGAGAAAGGATGCACCAAAGCGTGTACTTCGGAACCCCCTACTCTTGGGTCATGGAGAAACGTAAGTGGGATGACGGTCCGTACGTACTTGTCGGGGCGATCCCGATCACACCTAAGCAGGCCAGGAAACTAGAGGAAAAGCTATGAACTATTTACTAAGTGAGTGGGCCATCGCCCATGGAATCTCCCAGGCCGCCGTGCAAGATTTAGTTAACCGTATCCGGGCGGGCATGATGCCGGAGAGTAACCCGATGCCTGGTAAGTCTGAAGCTGCGGTCACACAACAGGTGCGATTCCAGGCTGCCAACCAGGGCGTCACACTATGGCGCAACAACGTGGGTGTGGCCGAAGATAGCAGCGGCAACGTGTTCAGGTACGGATTGTGCAATGACTCAAAGAAGATCAATGAGAGATTCAAGTCATCGGATCTCATAGGCTTCCGGCCTTTAATGATCCAGCCGTCCATGGTGAACCGAGTGATAGCGCAATTCGTTGCAGTCGAATGCAAGTCAGGGGATTGGAAGTTTAAAGGGACTGATCGGGAGAAAGCACAACAGAACTTCCTGGATGTAGTCACCGGAGGTGGTGGGGTCGGCGCGTTTTCCACCGGTAATATTGACCATGTCGTCACCGTGATTTAGACTGACAGGCCCAGAGGAATTTAACCATGTCAAAGAAACTATCAACTGAGGAGCGCCAATCCAGGATATTACAGGCCGCCTACCTCGTCGCAGTAAATGAAGGATTCGGGAATGTTACCCGAGATAAAGTAGCAACTAAAGCACGCTGTTCAACCGGCACGGTGTCCAAGTATTACACGATGGATAACCTGCTCCGGTGCATCATGAGGCTGGCGGAGAAGAATAAAAATATGCAGATCCTCCAGCATAATCTACTGAGACAATACATTCCGTTGACGCCTCAGATGAAACAGAAAGTACTTAAATCCATTAAGAACTAAAGGGGCATTCTGTGCAACAACTCCCTGAAGCCTTTGCTGGGTTGGCGCGGTACCGCCAATTCATCGTGTATCGACTGGCCCCGAGCCTGACGATACCAGGGGCCACTGACAAGATACCCACGAATCCCTTCACGCTGTACCCGGCTAACCCTATGGACCCGGACAACTGGATGGATTTTGAAACCGCTCGATCCGGACTATCCAACGCGCCGGACCTGGGCATAGGGTTTGTGTTCACATCGCAAGACCCCTTCTTCTTCCTCGACATAGACAAGTGCCTGGAAGGAGAGAACTGGTCTGAGCGTGCCACCCAGATGCTGGAGTATTTTGATGGGGCCGCGGTTGAGATATCTCAGTCAGGCTCTGGTCTCCATATCATTGGGTCAGGCACGGTTCCCAGCCATGCCTGTAAAAATAAAGAAGAGAAGTTGGAGCTGTACACTGAGCAGAGATTCGTTGCCCTCACCGGTAGCTATACATCTGGCTCCGTTGATCACAACTGCCAGCGTGAACTTGAGTGGCTGGTAACCAACTTCTTCGACAAGCCGGACATCACGGTTGACGGGGAAGAATGGAGCCACCGGCCCGTAGAAGAATGGAACGGACCCTGGGACGATGACCTGCTGATCGACAAGGCCATGCAGTCACAGTCTGGGGGTAACGTATTCGGAAACAAGGCCAGCTTCGCAGATCTCTTTGAGGCACGTGAAGATGTACTGGCAGCAGCGTACCCAGAGACTGGCGGCAAGATGCGCCCGTTCGATGAGAGCTCTGCAGACATGGCACTGGCCCAGCACCTTGCGTTCTGGACTGGTAAGAACCATGAGCGAATCAAGAACATCATGCTCCGGTCCAAGCTGGTCAGAGATAAGTGGGACCGTGATGACTACATCGTACGAACGGTACAAAACGCCTGCGCTTTACAGGGCGATGTGTACAACGTCCAATATAAATTGGGCCACACCCAGACCGCTCCTGTCCTGGCCGCTCCACGTGAGGTCAGCGTCCCTGTACCAGGTACGGAAGTCGCAGAGACACCAGCACAAGCACAACCTGGAATGCAGTTCCTGACGGCACAGGAGCAGCCTGAGTACTTCCGGGGATGCGTGTACATCCGCAGCCTCCACCGCATCCTCGTACCCGACGGCAGTCTCCTGAAGCCTGAGCAGTTCCGGGTCACCTATGGTGGGTATAACTTCTGCATGGATGCTGCCAATGCCAAGACCACTAAGTCTGCATGGGAAGCGTTCACCGAGTCTCAAGCGTACAAGTTTCCAAAGGTTCACCATCATGTGTTCCGGCCTGAACTTCCGCCACTGAAAATATTTAGTGAAGAGGGAGTAACCGTGGTGAACAGCTACGTCCCCATTGACACCGAACGTGCCCCAGGTGATCCGAGCCCGTTCCTCAATCTCCTGTATAAACTGCTACCCAGCCAGCGAGACCGAGAGATCTTGCTCTGCTACATGGCCGCACTGGTCCAGTATCCCGGGCAGAAGTTTATGTGGGCCCCAGTACTACAGGGAGTAGAGGGAAACGGTAAGACCACCCTGCTCCAAGTCGTAGCTTTCTGCGTAGGCAGGCGCTACTCTCACTTCCCGAATGCTCAGGATATTGCAAACAAGTTCAATGCCTGGCTGGCAGAGAAACTATTCATCGGCCTGGAGGAAGTGTACGTGGGTGACAAGCGCGAGGTGCTGGACGCACTCAAGCCTATGATCACAAACTCTGAGATCGAGATCCAGCGCAAAGGGCAGGACCAGGAGAAGATCGATAACCGTGCCAACTTCATGCTGACTACTAACCACATGGATGGGATCAAGGTAACTACTGACACCCGACGGTGGTGCATGCTCTTCACTGCCCAGCAAACCAGGGCGGACAAGCAGAGGGATGGACTCGAAGGAAGCTACTTCCCGAACCTGTATCACTGGTTGAACAATGGTGGGTATGCCATAATCAATGGATACCTTCGGGAGTTCCCCATCACTGAGGAGTTCAATCCTGCAGGTCAGTGCGTTGAAGCACCGACTACCAGCAGCAGCATAGACGCTCAGGACATGTCTCTCGGTTCCATTGAGCAAGAGATCAAAGAAGCTATTGAGATGGGAGAGAGCGGATTTAAAGGAGGCTGGGTGTCATCCATTAAACTCGACGAGCTTCTGCAGGAAAGACACCTTGCCAGACTGGTACCACGCAACAAGCGACGCCGTCTAATGAACGGCCTGGGATACGACTGGCATCCCGCACTCGGCGACAATGGTGGCCGGGTCAACAGGACCATACTGCAAGAAGGGGCGAAGAAGCCGGTCCTCTTCTATAAGATGGACCAGGTTGTCGGGACACATGACGCGGGACAGGCAAGAAACGAATACATTCAAGCACAAGGTTATCCCCTCGAGGGATAGGAGGACGCATGGATAGACTGACAGAAAACTTCAGCCGCTCAGAATTCAAATGTAAGTGTGGGGAATGCTCCCAGGACACCATCGACTACAAGCTGCTTGAGCTGCTGCAGACACTGCGGAATAGGACTGGCGCCAGGATCACCATCAACTCTGGCAACCGTTGCCCGGCGCACAATGGTGCCGTGGGTGGCGCACCAAACTCCCAGCACCTACTTGGTAGGGCAGCGGACATTGTGGTGGAAGGGGTATCCCCCAGCCAGGTTGGCAGTATGATGGAAGAACTAATGGGAGCTGCAGGTGGGATAGGGATATACGAGACCTTCACTCACATTGATACCAGGACCAATGGAATGTGGAGACACAACTTCACTAATTAATTTTCTTACCAGCTATGCGCTCTGTAAGTTTATCGATGATGCCTTCAGCAGCGCCAGATCCGAAGTAGAAGATCACAATCATCAGTTCAATCTCGGCGATATAGAATTCGTTCAGGACCTGGTACACGTCCGAGACATCCTTCCCTGACAGTTTCATTCCCAGCACCAACGAGAACGACGCCAGGAACACAAACGTAAACGACAGCATCAGCAACCGCTGTGCAATTTTAAAGGGAGCATACGCCTTTAGCAGGGCGACTCGTGCCTCTGTCTTTGCAGCGATAGCCTCAGGCCCAGAAGTGTGAAGGTCATCGAGAAGATCGAGCGCACCTTTAACGACAGTGGGCTCACCAAAAATTGTTTTGAATATTCTACCTATCATGGTTCTGTCCTCTTGTTACTGGAGGTCCCAGTATCTAACTTCGCCGGCACCCCACGAAGTCTGGTCATCAATCGCCAGGATCTCAGTCCAGTCTGAGCCGTTGTCGGAGTACTCTATTGTCATGTCATTGGGTGCGTTAACATCCTGACCAGGAAGAGAAGAGTTCACTCCCTGGATGCCGATACGGAAAACGGCCTTGGCTTCAGGGAACTGCATCTGTACCCACTGCGGGAACCCGGCGTTCCAGGCCCAGTCATTGGCAGTGAGGCCGTCGAACGCATGGGCAGGGATGTTGCCTGCAACCGTGGACGATCCAGTAACTGTCCCACCCGTGTAATCGAACGTGACGCTGTCTGAGTCCTGGAGATATATCTCAGAGATAGCACCGATGTTGCCGCCCCCATTATTAGACAGGACATTCACACGCCAGTATACCGCCGCCAGTCCGGTATCCCCGCCCCCTCTTGGGATTGGGCGGATAATCGAACGGGGTATAGCCGTTATAAGACTACGGGCGATTGTCATTACGCTTGAGAGATATCCACAAACACGTCTGGGTTAGTGGACCCAGTGAGCTGCAGCCAGAGCTCAGTGCCAACACCGACGTCGTAGAAGTTACGCTCGTCCAGGGCCAACGCGGCGACAATTTGTTTGTCCCCGGTCTCACCGGCTGGGCGAGATCTCAAGTTGAGCGTACCAGTACCGAGGTCTCCCCCAGCCGTGGCGGTCTCAACCATAACAGCTACGCCCGTGTGGGCATCATCAATGACGCCGATGTTAATCTCGTCGTCTGCAGTAAAACTAAATCGTGGCATCTCAGCCTCCTATTTATTTCTGTTAGGGCCTTCAACTACGGCCTGGTATCCTTCACGTACGAGATCTCCGGTGTCTCTGATCCTGTCCTCGGCACCTGTCTCGTATGAATCTACGTAATCCAACACCCGTGTGATGTTACCAACACCAGGTACTGGGACCACGGAGGTTCCTACTTTAATCGTGTCGCTGGCCAGTCCCACAAGAGAATCCTCGCCTTCGGCAACCTTTGCCATCGTATTATATACGTCGCCAGGGAATGTCGCCACCTCAGTTAGTGGGGACTCCGGCGTAAACCCAGAGAAGTATCCAACCATGTCGCGGACCACGGGCATCGTGCCGCCTACGAAGGCTGCATATCGCTTCATCATCCAGGGAATCCAGTCCTCTTCCTCTGCCGGGGCGTCCATGACCAGCAGAGACGCAAAGGACCCCACGATCATCGGCGTTACCAGGAGAGCTTCGACAGCATCAAAGCTCATAAATTCCGTACCACCTTTAGTGGCGCGGAACATTCTCTGATAGTAGGCGTTGAACCAGGAACCGAACATGGTCAGGGTCCTGACGAATTGGCTCTGATTAGATCTGAACAGTGAACCCAGATGGATGTCTGCACCAGATCCAACTGACTCAGAGACCAGCACGTCTGCATCACGAGCAGCACGTACCTCATCATTGTGTTCAGCCATGCCTTGCTCGAACTTAGCCATCCACGCAGGGAAGGCCACAGCTACGTCGACTACAGTCTGGGGAGTGAACCCATGCCGCTTGAAGGACTCCCACACTTGAACGTGCTTGCCCTCTACGGTGATAGTATTCAGGAACTCGGCGGCTTCTCTGTTAACCAGGGCTGCTCTGTTGCGCATGAACTCAGACTTGCTGACCACAAACTCTTTATTGCCTTTGTAGTCTGCATAGAATTTAGCAAAGTGTGCTATATAGTTTGCCTCACCGACATCCCTCATAACGATGGGAAGTGCAGAGATCTGCTGTACGGTATTACGTACGGAGTATGCCAGGTATGCAAACACCTTCGCCTTCCTGAGAATCCTCATCCAGTCAGAGATAACTGGGATTACTTCTTTGGAAGTTTTGTTGGTTGTTATTCCCTGTACGCTTTCCTTCAGCGCCCGGAGGAATCCACGGCCATGCTTCTGGACAATCGCCGCCTGGACTTTCTTGTTGCCAAGGAGACGCTGGATGTCGACTCCGATATCCGAGAATGCAATGAAGTGGATGTTATCTTCGATGGCCCTGAAGACATTATGCTTGTCGAGGAGAACTTTCTTCCCGCCCGATCCGATACGGTCATACAAGGAACCGGCTTTCGTTGGTGCCGCGGAACTGTTATAGAATGTCTCCCCATCAAGATAGTCTGTGTCGGGACCCAGGTTCTGATAGAACAACCGCATGTGCCCGCCAGTCATCTCACGGCCATTAACCGTAAACGGAGATGGAGCTAGTTTAGCCGGTGCAACTCCGTACCGGCGGACACCGGCGGCGGAAAGTTCGGGCCACATGGACTCGTTAACTTTCCATATCGATTCTACCAGCTTTAACTGGTCGTCCGTAAGTGTGGACAACATGCGTTCAACATCAGCATCTGTAACTTTATGACCAACTCTGATGGCTTCTCGGGAACTTTCTGTTCCCCAGTAAAGGGCAAGCATAATTCTACCCTCAGACGCAAGTGTGAACTTGCCACCGTTCTCTTTTTGAATAGTGATTTCACTTGACTTATTCCTATCCAGGGTAAGGTCAACCAGGTTCTGAAGTTCTGCCTCATACTTATCGTGGATGGACCGGGAGAGACTCAGTTTAGTATCTGCTCCAGTAGTCAGGCGAGTGTATATCTCATCGTACGCCACGCCATCCTCGAACTTGTCAAGGACTCTCATCAGGTTTCTGACGGAGGGGATCAGGTTCAGATAGTGGGACATGTTCTCCCGGAACTGATCCCATTTACCAGGAGCGTCCGGGTCTGCCGTATCCTTCCCACCGTTCTCAAGGATCGACTTGAGTAGTGCGTCGGTACGTTTCTTGTCTTGTGCTCTGGCCTCATTAGAAAGGATGCCGCCGATGAATCGCATGTGACGCAGCATGTCGTACACACTACGCACTTCTTCGACAGTCATCTCCTTGAGCATGGTGGGCTGGAAGTCCTCCCAGGTGCCATCACGACGAGCCTCAAGGGCATTCACAAGGTTAAGGTCCAGGAGCTGTAGATCAGCGTACCCGGATTCTGCATTAGATAGCTGCCCCTCATACCAATCCAGGATGCGTTCCATCTGTACTTTCTGTTTCTCCACGTTGGTGGTGTTGTACAGGTTGGCAAGCAGCTTCATGTTGGTGATGTACCCAGAGTTGACCTTGGCAGTATCATACTTCTGCCTTCTGACTCGGGAGATGTGAGCCTTGTGCTTGACCATATCTCTACGGGCAGCAGTGGCTTCACGGAATAAATAGTGGTTCACCAACTGTTGGATCTTGGCTTCCCGTGCTTCCTTGGGATTGGTGGCAGTGGCAGCCCTCTGGGCAGCACGGATCTCGGCACGGTAATATTTGTCTGGCTTCATATCCGCGGGCTTCATCAGGGCAACGATGTTCTTTGCCTCTGCCTGGATAGCCTTGCGGTTAATGGAAGGACCAGACCTGTCTTGTTTCTTGAGCAACCGGATTTCTTCCAGCAGCACTTCAGCCTGGGCGTCATTGTGGAAAGCCTCTCGTGCTTCCTGTTCAATAGTACCGTCGTTAAGGATGTCACCATGACGTTCGATCATGATCTGCTGGGCAATCTCATTGGCCTTGTCCTTCACAGTAGGAGTCTCGTTCAGGGCCTTGAGCATTTCCGGTACAGAATCGAAACCGTAGGACTCTGCGTACACCACCGGGTCCATACCACCTTTCTTAACCTTACTCATCAGACGGCCAGGCGGGACACGATCAACACCCAGTGCCAGCTTCACGGCCTCATTGTCCATTGGGACATCCTTGAGTGCCTCGATCAGCATATAGATTGGTTCCTCCGACAGGTCCGCGATCCACTTGTCCACGATGGGCTGCTTCTCTTCGTTCCAGTCGTTGGTATACCGAGCTGTTATCTCTTTCAGTAACTTCTCTTCGAGTGTCATCTGCTGACGGTTCTTACGTTTCTCGAGAAGCTCCTGGTACTTCTTCCATTCGGCGTCGGTCATGCCGGCCTGCTCTTTGCTCCTGAAGAACTGTTCATTCTCAGGGGACATCGAGGCTTCTTCTATCTCAGTCTGTGTGGCTAACAACCGGTCAAAGATCTCCGTGATGTTTTCATCCAGAGGCATGCCAAGTTGTTTAATGTTCTTGTAAATCTGGGTGAGCCACCTACTAAAAGCGGCGAAGGCGTCCCTCAGTTTTAAAGAGGGAGCCTTGCCGGTCCTAAGGTAATCTTCCCAGGTTGTGGCCCAGAGTTCGTGTTCAGGTACTCCGATATCATCGAAGCTTTCCACATTCAGCATCTCCAGGATTGCTTCCTGGTTGGCAGTGGTTCCGTACTGTTTCGAGAATTGCTTCTCAGTCTCAAGGAACAGATGGCCCACCTCGTGAAGGAACGTGGATAGGTCGGCAGTCTGCAGCAACCTAACGACACGACTGTCTTCAGTGAACTCGAGTTGCCCACGTGCTTCCTGAGCCAGGAGGTTTGTACTCTCTTCCAGTCGTGGGTCGAACTTCGCATTAATCGAACGGACCTTCGAGGGGTCAAGCACGGATATGTTCCGGTTGTTACCTTCCATCACATAGAAGGAGTCGTATCCTGCCTCGGCGATGAACGACTCAACCTCTTTGAATTCTATGGAGGACCAGTTGCCAGACTCGATGTCTTTCATGAATTGGTCGATACTCACGTTGTATACCATGTTGGACTTGGTCGCATGGAACTGTACGTGCCCGAACTGGTTTGGCTCTCCCATCGTGGCTTCCAAGTACTTCCGCAACTCAGCGCGATGGGCTCCATTTACTGCATCGAAAGTTTTATTGGTGGCCAGGAAAACCGGAAGGACACGTTCGCCCCTCGCCTGGTCCTTCCACATATAGTTGGGGTTGCTGAATCCGGACGCCAGTTTTGGGTTTGTTGTAAAGAAAGACCGAGGTGTGAATCCGTCGAACTCCGTAGACGTACCGTGGTACCAACGAACGGCGGTGTTAAACCCCAGTTCTCTGGCACGCTTTAACCTGGACTTCATGTCCATCGGCAGGGACTCCATGACCTCTGGGTAATAGACCAGGAAGTCTGGGTCGATTGAATCCTCTTCAAATCCCAGGCGCTTGTACCACTCACGGAGACGTGCAGAGTCTGCGTCCCGGGTGTCTTCTTCAGAAGCAAAGGCTTCGGGTATCAGCTCAATGGGAACACCGGCTCCGTCTGCCATAGCAAGGAGACCATCCACGAAGGCCGTACCGAGGCCCTGTCCCCTGTTCTCTGGGATCAGGTTCATTACCTCACTTAGGTATACGCGCTCTCCACGGCGATACATGTGGACGACAAACCCGTCCATGATTCGTTTCTTCGAGTCAAACGGGTGAGGCTCTGACGCCTCCCAGATCTGGTCGAGGAATGATTCTGCTGCGGCCACGTCGGGTATGCCTTTAGCAGACTCAAGTTGTATAGTTTTATTCATAGCCGCCGAGCCCAGCTTGACAACCGTGTTCTGGTTCAGGGTCTGGGGCTGTGCCTCAAGAGTAAGAGCGGAGGCTATCTGGCCAGGGTTGAATACCACATACTCTTCAGGGATATTCAGGCCGGGGTCTGCATCAAAGACTACGCCGTCGTATCCCTGATCAATGAGACCCTGCTTCCATTCCAGGGTTTCGTCAGTACTCCAGGTCGACTCGATCTCATCAATGATCCTCCGCTCGGCACGATAGGGATTCTGTAGTTTCAAATATACGGGGCGGATGTTGGAACCAGGACCAGGACCGATGTACTCATCAAAATCCGGGCTGGAGTAAAGGTCCGCGACATCTGGTTCAGCCGTAAAGAAAAAGCCGAGTTCCATTTGTGGGTTAACATACTGCGGGCGTACCCCTCCTTTGGCAAAGTTCTCAAAGTCTTGGGCGGTTCCATGGAACAGGCGTAGCTCTACGTTGAATCCTAATCGTTTCAGGTTACGTCTACGTGAAGCAACAATGTCCGCGTCAGCCACTGCACTCTGATTGAGGACAGGGATTCCGTTCATGGTCTCCACCGGCATCGCGTCGTACACTGCAGCTACCCGTCCGAGTGAAGGATGGTTGACCACATACCCGGCATATCCCGCGTTCTTAATATTGGTTTCAAACTGGTTCATGTCGGTATCGCGCAGGTTCAATGGGTCATTGGCGATATCGTAAAGAGTTGTCGGGTCAATGCTTGTGGTGTACGTCTCCGCACCCAGGCCAGCTTCTTTGACGTATCCGCCAGGCTCCCCTACATTGAGTCCGTAGTAAGTTCTCGGTACCCAGTTCCTTCCACCGGCACGACGACGTTCAGCGCCACGTAATCCAGTCCCGAATTTATTGGGATCAAGATTGTTGAGTCCGGTCTTCCGTGAGTAATGGGTGAGCAAGACGCGGTTGGCGGCATTGGCTGGAGCCTGGTTGAGAATCTTGGGAACTTTAGTTTCCCAGATCTTGCCTTCCTCTGACGCCCACAAGGGTAGCAGGCCGGTCTTCTGGTCTGCGAATACTGTTTCGTTGGACGGCGCGGTGCGGTTCTGCTCACCGAAGGGACCGAAGTTAACCCAGGAGTTTTGTCCCCGGGTTTCAGTTGTCATTGCCCTACGTGCCAATGGAGAGAACATGGATGCATGGGCCTGCCAGGCATTCTCTTCTCCTTCAGCTCGGAAGCCTACCCCATGGGCGATGTGACCGAAATAATCATGCACGACTCGGAAGACATCGTTAGCGAGGAGCTTAACTCCATCGATCTCGAATTCTGTTTCGGCAAGCAGGGGGTTTCCAGCCACGTCGAAGGCTTCATCACTTCCGAATCCGTCTCTGGTCGGATAGACCCACAGGTGGTTGTTCTCGGTAACGTCCAGAATTGCAAGCCGGGGGGACTCCGCATAGGGGTCTGCTCCTTTGATAAATTCTATTTTAAGCCCAGTGTCCAGGATGGTTCTAAACTGAGCGATGGTTTCTTCAATCAGTGCAGCGTACGCAGCTTGTACCTCAGGGTCGCTGGGGTCGTGCTTCATCTCAGCATACGCCTGAGCCAGACGCTCCGCCCGCTCAATATCAATCGTAGCGTACTGCTTGATATCCACGAAGGGGAGTCCTGATTGTTCAGCGTATTTCTTCTTGGCCGAAACAGCAGGGCCATGAGGTGCGAATACTACTGGTCCTCTTCCGGGGACGTCGACTGCTGCGGGGGCTCCTTCGAGGGGCGAGTCACCAAATTCCGTATCTTGTCGTGGTTCAACTGCATCGCCGCGTTGGCCCTGTCGTCCATCACCTGGTCCTCGCTGATCCCCAACAGTGGGTGCTGGGCTCCCAAATCTTGTTTCGTATAAACGTCTGAATTCGATCTCATAATCAGTTGCCTCTATTCGTCTGTCGCCTATTCCCTTTTCAGTGAACAGTGCTTTCTCTTCATACCACAATATGGCCTGTACAGAAGCCACATCAATTTCTAATCCGGAGTCCTTTATCTTTTCCAGGGCGAGGTTGAGGGTCTCCCGGATAAACTTCCGCTGGCTACCGTTCCTCGGCGCCATGACGGGTTCGTTAACGCCCTTGTGGAGATTGCGAGACGCATTGTTGATTGGGCTCTTGTCTGAGAACCCACCCGCCTGGAACTCATAGAACTTGTCCCGTGCGAACTCCAACAGAAGTTCATCGTCTTTCATCAGTGCTGGTTTCTGATACCCAGGTATGCGGCCCTTGTGCGCCTTGATGGCATCACGCAGGGTCTTGGCTCTCTTAGGAAACGCCTTCTCCCTGAGGTTCATATTGGTACCAGTGACTCGGCCCCAGGTCCGCATGAACCACCGGTCCATGGTGGGGAAGTCGTAGTCTCCGCTCAGGTTCTGGAAGAACACACCAAGCTTGGGTCCGAATATCATAGACGCCGGAACTGACTCATCGATGAGCTCTCCGTTGACTTTGTACCCGATGTCCCGTAAATCTCTAACAGAAAGCCGCTGGTTAAGGAAGTTGGCCAGGCCGTCTTCCCCATGTACCTTGATGAGCTCTCCAAGCAGTTTCATTTTCTTCTTGGTGGTTTTGGTCTCTTTGCCCCACCCGCGAACAGGGATGCTTCCGTGGCGTTTGTAATAGTCGTAGATCTCATCCGTGTGCTTGACGTTATCTGTCACAGTTGATCCGTTAGATGTGATCGCCATGATGGCTTTAAACACCACCATCTTGTTAGGATCAGTGGCC